CTGTAGGCAAGTTCACTAACGAGTTTAGAAATCTTAACAAACGGTGCAATAGCTGGACTTTGTGCAGTTTGTAAGAACATGGTAAGTCTTTGTGACCTAACTTCTTTCTGCATCAAGCTATTGGTTCCTGTAGCTTTAACTTCTAAATCGCCTTTAACGTCCAAGCTACCTTCAAAGAACTGCATGTTCCATTGAAAGAAAGCTTCTCCCATTGGTCTCAGTAAAAAGTCGTCAAGATTTTTGACAACGGTTTTAATGTTTAAACTGGAAGCTCCAAGTAACATGGACATACCAGAAGCAGTCCTTGTCATACTTTGAACACCAGTCTGACCATGCGAATAGGATGGTATGCCGGTTTGTTCGTCTGCAAGTTGTCTAAACTTGTCAAACATCATCATATTCTCAGGTGCAGTGTTTGGAAACTTTAACCCGTGTATAGCTTGTCCGGGCATTCCAGCTTGTCTTCTAAAGATTTTGCCGGGATAGATTTCCATTGACTGTCCACCTACTAATGCTGATTCGTCTACATCAAATACTAGCGAACCAGCCATAGCTAAATTATCAACAGCCATTCTTGCATGACCGTTCATAATCTGCTGTGAATCATCCATGTTCTCAGCTACTCCAATACCAAAGAAGTTATATGGATTCTTTTCGTATGGAAAAGCGTGATAAGGTATTCTGTATGGAGTAAATGGATTAACTACTGCTCTAAGTAGTTTGTTACCACATATCCATGCATTGATTTGTACCTCATCTAAATCATCAATGTCTTCGTCAAGTTCAATACCAACTTCTCTAGCGTACTCAGCATCCATGATACCCCAGTACTCAATCACTTCAAAGTTGCTTTCGTATTCATCAACTCTAGAATCATCACGGAGTTGAGATTCAAAATCTTTTTCTTCGTAGTTTGGACCTTCTAACAAACATTCACGAATAGCATCTTCGTCAAAGTAAGGCATATTTCGCAACTGTCTAAGTTGGCTTTTGTTCATTTTATGTCTATGAACTACGTATTCACATTCTTCAATGCTAGTCGCTGATGGGTCTGGATAAAAATCCCAACAGCTTACAAATTCTATTCTTGGTACTCTAACTTCTAAAGGCTTATACGTTCTGTTACCGTCTTCGTCTGTATCCCACTTGTTAAGTTTTTTGTTAAAGTTAAAAGGACCTTTGACAATCCCTGTACCAAGTAGTGATGCTTCTAATAAAGCATTTCGTATTTCTGAAGAACCATGTGACTCTTCTATTTGGTCATGAATAAGTTTTTCCATTCTCCTTGCTGCACGTTGAGCAGGAGATAAATCAAACTTCTGTGGGTCAGGACTAAATCCTTCTTGAAGCATTCCAGCTTTTTCAGCCTTTTGCTCAAGCGAGTCTTCAAATAAACCACGATTAAACGTAGCACCGGGTTTTAATACTCTACCATCACCCTCATATCCTACATCGTAAGGATTGTCAATTCTGTTACCAATATCATCCGGTATTTCCATACCACCCATTGGTGTTTCAAGTCCAAGTTTTCCTTGGTCTAAATGAGCTTGACCAAACTCACCTTCAGGTATTTTTGTTTCTTCAATTCCAATTGGAAACTTACCTGTACCAAAGATAACATCCACTAATTGTCCGAAGGCAGCAAGGACTTTAGTCTTAGTTATCTTTACAAAGATTCTTGATTTTTCAGAATCTCTAAACTTAATTGATTTGTTGTATAACCCTCTGTAGTTTTCGTAAGCACGTAACCAACGTCTTTCGTCAGAATTACGAGCATCTTCAGCTTGGTAGAATCTTGATTGAATAATACCAATAAGATTTTCTTTTTGACCAAGCTCTAAAGCAAGAGTTTTTCCTGCTTCGCCTTCAACTTCTTCGTAAAGATTGTCAGCGTTTAAAAATGTGTTCTCGTTGTCTGCCATTCGTTCCTAGTATCCAAATGTAGAATCTGAAGGAACGTATATCTCCCTTTTCAAATTCCTCATCCTTTCTAATGGGCTTTCCATTCTTGGTCTGCTCATTATCATATATCGTAACGCATCGTATGCGTGGTCTGAAGCATGAGTATCCACGTCTTCAGGGTTGGTCTTTGATAATGGTATACTCTGGAGTTCTCGTATTAGATTAGGGCAAGTATTAAATATTTGCAGCTTTGGTCTACCATTCTCTCTGACCTTTAGGAACTCGTGTATTTGAATTTTACCCTGTATACGATTCTTGTCTGCTCGTCTGAGCTTATGACCGGAACGAATCAAAGCTTCACCAACAGTTGGTCCGGTTGTACCGGTATTTGCCCAAGCTGCTGTATCTAATACACCGGGAACCGAAAACGGGTCCTCTAGCTCCATATTACTTATTATAGCACCTAATTCTTGACCTGTCAAGCCTTTTTTGTATAATTCTCTATAAATTATCAAAGTTCCGTCATTTATATCGATTGTTCCCCACAAACAACAGCTTTCTGAAGCGTAACCATAGTCGATTCCTTTTACTCTTTCCCACGGTAACGGTATCTGAAATGGAGTGATTACGTGCATATGTGGGTCAAATTCTACAAAGGCTGCACCTTCTGCAACTTCCCAATTACCTTCAAGGAGTTGTCTACGTTGAATCGGTGGTAAAGATTTAAGCATCTGCTCATAGACACCATCGTTTGCAAGGTATGGGTTATCGGATAGTTTGGCTGGTATGAATTTACGAGTAAGTCCATCGTGTCCATTAAAGCTTGTGTTTTCTTCTGCTGGTTCGATGTATCGTTTCTTTACCCAGTGTGCACCAACACCACCGGGGTTCGCAGTACAACGAAGGTAGGTTTGGATTTCTGGGTTGGTGGTTCTTAGACGTGATGCTAAATAGTTCCATGCAAATTCTGTAGGCAGGTGAGTTATCTCATCAAAACCAATCCATGAATACGCTTGTCCTTGATAACGATACACATCTGCATCTCTTTCCAAAAACCCAAACTCAACCTTTGCTCCTGATGGGAAGTTCCAAAGTTTTTCAACCTCCCTAAACTTAGCACCGGGAAATGCTTGTGGATAAAGCTCACGAGACTTGTCAATCATCTCTCTAAGTTCTGGCATAGAACGTCTTAAGATTAATGCACGGTGTTCTTTGAAATGACAATAGCGAAGTGGGTCAACAATCATCGCAAACGATTTACCACCACCAGCAGCACCACCATAGAGAACATCTTTTTCTCCGGCTGCTAAGAACTCTGTTTGTGGACCTTCGTTAGGATGGAATAATACTTTACGATCTTTTAAATCTTCACGGACAGCTTTAGGTAAGTTTTCTAATTCGTCAAAAGTGACAGGACCTTCTTCCGTTTTGTCAAGTTTTTGAAGTGTTTCTTTTTGTTTCTTAAAAGATTTTCTAGCGTTGTTGAGTTTTTCCTCAAGCTTTTTGATGTTGCGTTGTTTACGCCCTATAGTTGCACGAGCAGCTTTGACAGCTCTCTCGGTTGTGGTAACTGGTCTACCTGCTTTCTTTTTTGGAGTTCCGTCTTGTTTTAAGACGAAGTTACCTTCATCATCTTGCAAGTAGAGATGAGGATTGATTTCCCAGTCTCTCGTCTCGTTTTCCATATTTCTTATCTATATGTTTTTTTAAACCGGGTACAGAGATACGTCTCTCGGTTTTGTATTCTAACCAATCACATGCAGCTTGTAAAGATATACCCTCATCGACTATCATACCTTCTGCAATTTCTAAGGCTGCTATTTGTTCAGGGATTGGTTTTAAAAATGTAGCGGATTCATCTGTAAGTTCATAACCAAATGGTATGGTAGAGGTAACTCGTTTAATGTATCCGTCAGGTAATAATCTCATCGGTATTTAGCTGTTTTTTCAGCAATAGCTTTAGGTTGCTTAACAAACTGTCTACCACGTTTAGTACCTTCACGTTTAGCTTTTGTAGTAGCTTCGTACTCTGAAGCACTTAAAGCTTTAATAGCTTTCTCAGGTAGATAACGTTCTCCAGTTTCACCAGAAGGTTTACCGGACTTAGTTGTCCATTTTTGTTCAGTCCACTTTCTAAGACTTCTTTGACTTTCTTTTAGTGACATTCTTCTTACTCTTACCAGCTTTTGAAAGT